TTTATCCCCGTCGGTTTCGTCTTGATCCTGCGCGGCTGTCGCTGTCCAGTGCAACGCGACGTTTCCCCCACTGGCATAGCAACCGCCCGCTGTATCTGGATCAGAGGCTTTCTTTTTACTAGCACCATGTGCCGTAAAGCCAACTGCAAAAGTTCTTTCGAGCCTAGCGCAAAGCGGATCACCATTGCCGCAATCCGCGCAACTAAACCCCGCGATTGTTTCCGCCGGACAACGTACAATCAAGGCACCATTGACAGATTGTTTCTTTTTACCCTGCCAAAAACGTTCCGCAACGGTCACAACACAAGGCACTTTAAAGCGCATAAATTTTGCCGCGATTTCTGCGGTTTTTGCGCTATAGTTTATAACCGTTTTATTTGCCGCAAGTTTTCGTTTCCAGTGTAACGGCGAAAAGTGGGAATAGGTGAACGATACACCTTTGACAGGTTTGGCATCTAAAACAGCGTCAAGATAATCAACATCTATTTTTGACGACCCGCACCCGCTCGGGTTCAATTCACAACTGGCGGGACAAGTGCCATAATTGCTACCGTCGCCCGCCCTATATGTGACGGAAATTCCCCGCGTCTTTTTTGCTCGGCTATATTCGACCGTTTTTAGCATAGCGTCTGAACCCCATATTCAGCCAACGTTTCTTTTTTGGTCAATAGGTCTTTCTCGGTCAAGTTCCAAATATTTTCCGAAAACCTACGGCTATGCAAAACGCGCAACGCGCCGTGGTGCGTCGGGTAATGGCAACTTTTAGAAAGCCATTTTGTCCACATTTTTTTGCGACGGTTCCAATAACGCGGTATTCCAAAAGCGGTATATTTCTTATAAATTACGTTCGGCATTTTCAATCCTCGCAATCTGTAAACGGTATTTCAGAAACGGTGTATTGTGTAGGGCGACCGTTGTTGTGGTCATGGTTTTGTAAGTCTAAAGCTGCCTTTAACGCGTTTTCTTTATGCACATGCGTCTCAACATGACGATAAGCCAATCCAACAGAATATACCGCCCATGTGCCATGGTGTCTTTTATTACGTTCGAGCATAGCGTTCTCCAATCTATACAATGTCCCATATCCATAAAAGAAAAAAGCCCGCGTGTAAAGCGGGCAAGTTTATAAAGTTCTATCGGCGGCGTTTTCGCGTTGGTTTTTTGCGGTTCGCTCTTTTGCTCAATTCCTCGTAATCGCTGCCATAAAGCAATCGACCTATTAATTCAAAAATAAACATCGGTTAGGCGTTCTCCCTCTCTTCAGTGGTTTTTAATTCCAGTGTTATGTTGCGGTTAGCCTGATCCACAAAACGTCTGTAAATGTCTTTCTGGAACTCGGCCTTAGTTCGAGTGTCCGCGTTGGTGTGCAATCCGACGTGGCTTTTTACATCCTCTGCCGTAATCGGTCGGCCTTTTAAATCCTTATCACGAAGCCAAGCCCCGTTGATCGTTTCAATGGCGTGGCAACGAACGTAAAATTCCTCCCAATTCTTTTCTGTAATTGCGTTTAAGCCAACCGACATGGTGCCCCAAATCAAAGCACTGGTGATAGGCCAGACGGCGTCGTCTTTATAGTCGGCTTTAACCCCGCATAAATCATAATTTAAACTCATAGCATGTTCTCCATTTCGCTAACTATTAAAGTATATGCGATTATATGGGAGATATCAAGTCGAAAAGAACAGGCCAATCAAAAGGATTTGTGCCTTCATACACCGGATCAGTCTTTAGCCCGTCTGTTTTGACCGCGATTGCCTGATCCGCACGATACAAAAGGACGACAGGTTTTTTCCCCCAGTTCTGATGTTGCTTAACCAAAATCCAACTGCTGCTGTGTCGGTGCCTCGTTAGCCAAGAAACTTGGTGCGGGCTTAACCGTACCGCATTGGCCTTGCAAAACTTTAATTCTACAAAATGAAATAGCCCGCGTTCATCGCAGATCATAAGGTCGGGTATACCCTGACCGACAGAGTTTTCTATTCTAGTCAGGCTTAATTGGGGCCTAACCTTTTTCGCGGCTGTCCTCAACTGTTGATAAAACGCCGCTTCCGTCGGAATCTTCGGTTGGGGTAATGTCGATAATGTCTGAGCCATTGGATTCCTTTAGTTCCTTCAACGCTTTCATCACCTCCTCTTTATCCATGTTGTCGATACTGCCGTGCCTGATCTCCGCCTTGCTGACGTATATATCACCCTGCGCCTGTCCCCGTCTATACTCGGCCTGTACCGCGGCACTGTACGCCCCGTTTTCGAGGGCCACGTCACGGATTTTCTGCAGGTCGCGAACGTGTCTGCTGTAGTTGATGGCAAAACGTTCATCCAGTTCGTTTCGATACCGCCGGATAGCTGCCACAACGTGCGGGCATTTGTGGGGGTTGGTCAACTCATATGCACGGGTGTGGGCTGAACTCTCAGGGTAGCCCGCTCGAATGGCGGCTTCCTTGTAAGTTATCATACCGTCGTTGCTTACAAGCTCTTTTACAAAAAGCTCCTGCTTACGCGTCAAAGGGCTGTCCGCTGTTTTGTACTTCGCGCCTCGGGGATCAGAACGGTTGGCCTCTTTATCCACGGCTAGTCCGGTATGCTTTCTAGGAATGGGCCTTGCTTTAATCCTCAGAGGCTTGGGAAGTTTTGCAAGATCAGCATTTGTTTTTCTAGGCACGGTTCTCTCCACTGCAAATAACTATACAATACCTTTTAGCAACATATAGTATACCCCGCCAGAAAAACTTTCGTAACTTTTTTCGTGGGGATTTTGGCTTAACGCAGAAGGCTGCTTAACCGTTTTGGTCAAAAAAGTGCCAAAGTAACACCTATCTTTAGTATGGAGTTACCGAAAATGTTACCCTTTTTTGCCCTTTTTTTGTTTGATTACATACTGGTAACTTTTATAACACCGGTAACGCCTATATTTTTCGTTTTTTTTTTTTTTATTTTTCTGGGAGGGTATACTATAAGTGTTACTAACGACACAGGCTCCCGCCTAAACTAAGACGAGAGCCTGATCCGCGATCCTGCCACCACTATGTCAAAATGGCCTACCGCGTGAGAGTGTTAAGCGACCGCTCCCTGCGCTAGGACGGGTTAAAACCCCTAAACCCGCCCTATTCGATTAGATTGATTTCTTTTGGTGGTTCACCCAGTTCGAGCCGAACGATTATCCAAGAGCTTTTTTCTGTCTCTTGCACATGCTCGAACGTCATAACGTCCCCTGCTTTGGCGCGTCTTGTCAGCCCTTCGACGGACATGAGTTTATCGCCCCGCGGTCGGCGGTACAATCTTATTTGTGTTGATGTATATTCGTGACCATCGTCGTAGTGCGCCAGTATAACGTTTTTGCTTCCATTTTCTATGAAGTCGTATCCCAATTCGGGCAGGTATTCCCGAAAGAATTTTACGACGCTTTTATTGGCGTCTATAATGCTTTTGTTGAGCATTCGTTGTGTGATTTTTATTCGGGCTTTAGAAGTCTGGTTCATATTCTTCTCCCACGGCTATAGCTGCTTTAATGCTGTTCAGTGTTTCTGTTGCTTTTTGGATGGCCCGTGATCCGCGATCTTCGAACCAGCAATCGTCGAGTTGACGCTCCGCTTGGAGCAGAGCGTCTTCGATGTGTTTGGGTTTAAGTTTTATTTTAACGCCTCCATTATATTTCTTAGCTTGTTTGTGATTGTGTCAGAGAGTTCCTTCGGCTCCCCGAAAGGTGCGTCAGTCCAACACGCAACGGGTGATATGCTGGTGACTGAGTACCAGCCACCCGTTTCGACATTCATCGTGAGCGTCACATCGTGGAAGTCGTGGCGGCACAGATTGTAGGTCACGTACCCGTAACCGCCATCCCACACGTTCAACAGCTTCCATTGGCGTGTCTTCATTCGTCGTCTCCTTTTGGTGTACCGACCAACTTTTCCCGCACTACATAGAAGCGTTTAATTTCGGCTTTTGAAAGGCCGCTGTATTCCCATCCGGTATCCGCGTGCTGGAGGTCCGCCTCATAATTATCAAGAGCATCGCTAACCGTTCTAATCTCAGCCTCGGTTAGCTTCACCGTTTTTATTTTGTTGCGGTCATATTGTTTACTACGAAGTGTCATGTCTGTTCTCCGTTGCTGCAATACTCAAGGTTAAACCATTTTCCTCTATCGTCTAATTCAGTGAAGGAGTGTCCTTCGGAAAAGTTATAGAAGGTGTGAGTATATTTTTGTTTATCTGTTGCCCAGAAGTTGTAGTTTTTATCGACGCCTAGTTTTGCCAACATTTTGTTTGCGAGTTCGCAGTATTCTTTCGCGTCTTCCAAGTTTTCTGCTTTGTCGAGTTCTATCCATACTCTTTTTTCTGACATTTTGTTCTCCATATATAAGGCGGGCTTTAATCCGGCCTATTGTCAAAAAGCGTTGTAAGTTACTCTTACGAAGTAAGAATACCACAAGTATAGAAGAAAGTCAAGTGCGACAAAGTGTCACACCCCAGACCCGTTGTCCGTGAACCCATTCGCTTATCACCAGACCCAAGCGTCTAAGTCTTCGAAGGTAGTAGAGCGCGGCATC